GCCAACGACTGTACCGTTAGGAATGGTGACCCCTGTGTTGTTCTCTACCCTTGCATAGGTTTCCTGCCCAATTTGCTGCGTAACGCCATAAGCCATACCGAGGTTGAGTGTGTCGTCTACACTATTCCAGCCAAGCCTTGCGGTCTGATCAGTAAAAGATGCGGTCTGATTAAAATCAATATAGTCAAAATCAGCTGATAAACCACCCGCGTCAATTGCTGTGGTAACAGACTGGTTAATGTTATCTATTTGTGCAAAATACAACCGCAGTGCGTTATTTAACTGCTCCATAAACTGAGGGGAGTAACCCCCCGGAGCCATAGGCAAGTTGGGTGCTTTAGTTGTAAATAGTTTAGTCATATCACCTACGACCATCAGGTTTGAGGTCAATTCGGATACTACCTAACTGCCACGCTACACCTATATCATTAGACTCTATTCTTAACGCCATCTGACGCCCACGTAGTCTGGTATACACCTGCCCATTAAACTGCTGGATATTATATGAGCGGGTTAAGCTGTAATTATCCGCACTGGTAACTGTTGGGTTATCTGCTGGGCTGTAAGGCGCACCTGCATTACGACGTGGTTTAATCGTCATCTGCACAGATGGGGCATCCACATAAGAACCATTGAAGTTAACGTCTGGTAGGATGCGCCATACAAAGGCAAACTTATCCCCATCACCTATATCGAAGTCTGAAGATTGCACATGAGAACTTATAGCTACTGGAGCCAGCCCTGACACATCATCGGTACCCACTTCATGATACAGCATGCGGTTATTGTAGTCTGCAGCTAACGGGCTGGAACGAAGCGGAGAGTCCAACCAAGCAGTACGGTTAAGTGTGCCGTAATACCAAACCCTATCCACATAGTTGTAGACGACGTACTTATCTACTACCGTAGAATTTGCAGAGCAATAGAACCACCATATCTCGTTGTAGGCTTCATTAGTGCCTGAGAATACTTGATACCCTTGGGATAAATTAATATCATTAAATATATATTGACGCAGGCTGCACTCAAGCGTTTCTACTCGACCAGAGTATACGTAAAACTTGTCTATACCCATCCAGAACACTAAGTTATTTGCTGTAGCCATAGAGTTAGGCGACATAACCGAGAGGTTATCCATCATTAACTGGAACTTCCATACGTAAGGCGCACCTAGATACTGCATAGAATAAAGGGCAGAATCAGTCCAGATCACTATCTCTTGTCTGGTGTTAAGCGAGCCAACAATGTAAGAACCGTGGGATAAACGAAACTCACCAGACTGATTTGTAATAGCAGGCACCCACTCATAGGGGTTATCTTGGTCTGACCATCTCACCAACAACGGATCAAATGCTGTTTCAGGATCAGTTGGGTCATAAGGATTCGCACCCATAGCTATAACAAAACGTTCTATAGCCGATGAAGATATTTCATTCGTAATGTTAGGCACGAACTGACCTTGGAACCCAGCAGCTGTAGACAGAGTGTTTAAACTTTGAGCTCGTACGCTAAGACCTAATGTAGCATCCCAATAGTAGATACCATCTGCTCCGCGTGGGGCAATAACCAAGTCTTCACCGTAGTTATCTGCTGACCACAACCGCAACTGTTGACCAATACCTGTCGTGCCAGCACTACCCCAACCACCTGCACCCCAAGGGTCTGTACCCCAACCTAAGCCGTTAATGTATATATCTAAACCCGTATTGACTTCATATGTTGCAATAGCAGCAACACCGCCACCAGACGTGGCTGAAGTAGAAAATACACCCTCTACATTTATAGAGTAAGAGCCTGTGCTTATGTAACTGAGCACTTGAAATACAGCGTTTATGTTCGTATCTGCAAACCCACCAAACGGACCTGTAGCACCTGCAAACGTAACAAAATCGTTAGGCACCGCACCGTGGTTAGAGTCCGTAACAATAAGTGTCGAGCAACCCACTGCGGCACCAGTCGTATGACCAGCGGGAGTTGTGCCATTGTATCCACGGGTGAGCCCCACCAACTGATTTGCGATAACCGCTGTGTAGTATATCTGCTCAGTACCAATCAGGACTACTCCTGCAGGGGGGAAGGACGCACCGCTAGTTAGCGTTATAGAGGTGGCTGTGTCAGTTATGGTTCCATTCAATGTACTGTATGCAGTGGCAAACGGGTTGGCTGACATCGGGTCTGTGATTTTTCTAATCGGCGTAATATCTGCATACGCACCACCATTCTCAATGTAGTACTTAAGGTTTGTGCCAACACCAAGTAAATTAGCGCCGTCAAGCGTCGCCCAGTTCCATAATGAACGCGTAATACCCAAGAACTGATTGTTAGATAAACGAACCCAACCACCAATTTTTTCAGGCTTACCTGAACGAAAGCGTACCTTATCCCCGTCGTAGTAACGACCTTCTGCGGAATAATTTGTACCTTCTCTGTACATTCCGGGCTGCAGATCAATCTTGGTTATGGGCATTACGCTACCTCAAAATGCGGACCATCAATAAAGGGCTTACGCCCCTGTCCACGACGTATATCAATATAGGTATTCATAGCTGTTTGCATCGGGCCTTCCCACATGCGTATATCTTTTACAGTCCAAGCACCACCCCAAGTAACCGCAACGCCTAACTGTTGAGCCGCCATCTTCATTGCATCAGCGATGTCATCGTATAGGTTTAGTTCCCAAGATGCACGAGTACCAATGTAAGCCATCAAATCCACTGCACGACCTTCCAAGTGCTTGGACACCATTGTCTGGCTAGCACCTTTAGCAACTAACTCACGCTGGCGGTCTTCTGTTCGCACACCTTCTATAACACCAAAGTCTGTATTGGTCAAGGTAATAGCGCGTTTAACCACTGCTACGAGTTGAGGATCAACCCCTTCTAAGTTTTTAAGCGAACGCTCAGAGAGTTTAAACTGGCTCATTTGATACCTTAAGTTTTCATGATGTACGCAAGGGCGTAGTACGGTGGGCGGTTTTCTATAGCGGTGCCTGAACCTACTGAAGATGTTGTAAAGCTGTAAGTATGCGCGTGATCGGCGCTATTATCACCCGTAGTTATATCATGTGTATGGTCAGCACTTATAGCACCTGTGTTACCTGATACATTATGAGTGTGATCAACGTTGTTATTCCCAAGAGAAATACCTGTATACGCGTGTCCAGTGTTACTGGCTGCAGAATATGTGCTATCGCCGTTTAATTGCGGAACACCCCCCACGCCAGCAGTTATATAATGACTATGTCCCGGGTCACTAACACCGTGAGTATGGTTGGCACTCTGACCGCCTGTAGTAATGCTTACACCGTGCGTATGGCCTACGCTATTATTTCCAGTTGTGCCACTATGAGTGTGGTCAGCGTTTTGGTTATCCGTTGTGCCTGAGCCATCGTGGTCGTGTGCTGGTAAATTATCAATTATCAATGTGTTAGTGGTTGCCCCACCTATATCATCAACAGCATATGTACTACCCGCCCCTACAACAAATCTATCTTGCAGATCTGGTGTGCCACTAGCCCCATTACATAACAACCAACCACTCGGAATACTCGCAACAGAACCTGACCATAAAACGATCCCCCCAACGGGAAAAACAGCTGTCGCAGCGCTTACAACAAATGCCGTAGTAGCGATCTGTGTCGTACTTGTACCTGCGGTAGCAGTTGGGGCAGTAGGGGTACCTGTTAAGGCTGGTGAGGCTAAAGGGGCTAAGTTAGCTGTATCTGATGCAATTTCAGCGTTAACAAAAGCAGTTGTAGCCAGTTGCGTTGTATTTGTACCTACCGAAGCCGTGGGAGCCGTTGGAGTGCCAGTCAGTGCAGGAGAAGCTTTAGGAGCCAAACCAGACGTATCTGAAGCAATCTCGGCGTTAACGAAAGCAGTTGTGGCAAGCTGTGTGGTGTTAGTGCCAAGAGCCGCTGTAGGAGCTGTTGGTGTGCCTGCAAATGCAGGAGATGTAAAGGGCGCGGCAAGTGAAGTAATCGCATTGGCACCATCAGTAATAGAGCGACCAGCCACACCGTTAGAACCATTACATACTAGGTAACTATCACTCAAAGGAGGGCAGTTAAACGCTGTGCCTGACGC